GGAGTCACAAATCCTTTGTACTTGTACCCAGCACTGGTCTTCCTATTCAAGGGCTTCAACTTCATTCCCTCAGGTACTTCCGAAACTGCCTCCTCAAAAGTTAGCACGTCTGCACACATACCCGCAGTTGCATTGAAAAGGGGTTTGAATGCAAGATCGGCCGCTATCTCCAAAGACTGAGGATCCTTCACCAATAATTCGCTCTTGTACGCCTCTACAGCCTTTGCCATGGGATACACAATCCCTTCATCAGTATATAGAGGACGAAGCTGAGCAGGTGCAACGGGGCAATCTCCAAAGGGCTTGTCCTCATGCATGGGTGACTGCTTAATTGCAGACTTTGTCGCAATTGGTACAGGTGCAACCGCTGGTCCTATGTAAGAAATCGAACCACCGATTATCCCTTGCTCCTGCAACTTAGCCTCCAAATTAACAAGATCTTCACCAAATACTGGTTTAACCATGTCATGAACAGTCACCTTTGGGCTGCTCTCACCATACAATGCCATCCACACTTCACGAACGGCCTCATGCGTAACTATGGTTGCGTAACCACTCCTTGCAAATATATCAGCCTTGCCGGCAACATGCAAGCCTATAACACACTTTCCGCCATAGAACCTGTTCTCAGATAATGTCAACACACCGCCACAGTCTCCACTCTTGGTGGGCATCTCGTACCTCACAAGTGACTTGAGAGTGGAACCGTCATTGGCACTCACCGACTTAGTGTACTCAAGGACACCGGAACTCAGTGCGGTGTGTGTGACTCCACGTCCATTTCCTTGCTCACGACCCACATCCAACCTTGTTGCTACTTTAGTACTACGCAACAAGGTGGACATGTTGTCTTCCGTCAGAAAATGGTTCATGATGTTCCTGTGGCTCCTCAGATTGACGTGCTCATCCAATCTGATACCAACGAGGTCAGTCCCATCTTCAAAGCGAGCCCGATTGCACGCTATGTAAACGTGTCTCTCAAGACTCACTATGAGTTCACTTGTGCAGTGCTTGATCTCAACTCTCGCCTCAAGATCATTTCCAAGATTTGTAACCACGTACTCATCAAAATGACCAGGCATTATGAAGATCTGTTGTCCGATGCACAACATGTTACCAATCTGTGTGTACACTCCTTGCTTCCTGACACCAAGCATGTACATATTCTTGTACACAACCTCATGAACTGCGTCCTCTGGTGGAACCCCAACTTGCAAATCAACATCGCCCAACTGGAGCTTGACCCTTGGAAATTCAAATTTTCCAAGACCTTTCTCTTTTGCGGGTGGATTGTTACTCTGCTTGGACACCCCAAACATCTTGAATAACATTTCCACTCCAGCCCACAAAATTCTTGTGGTGTACTTGACAATCTTGAACACAGCGTGTAGCCCCAAAGCCCAAATGCAACTATCAACTATATAGGCATCAAGGTTGTGGCATTGCCGCTCGCCATGCGCGATGTCGTAGGTACTTGTTGTGTGTGGTACACCCAGCTTCTCAGTCAAGGAGCCAACAAAACCGTGCACCTTACTAAACCACAACTTAATGGTTCGTATAGCCCGCTCAGTCCAAGTCTCCTGCACACGCTCAAGATCAAGCAATATAGGCTCACCGTCCTCATCAATGCTCAATTTGCCATGAACATATACAAAGTTCTGGGACCACACGCTTCCCTCACCAACCCTATGTGAATTCTCCTCCCATACAGCTTTACTTGTGGTGGCCTTAAGCCCCTCGGAGACTACATACGGGCCTCCAGCTTGCTTCTCTGCCTCGACGGCAGCAAAAGACAGACCTGCAAAAGCCTCGCTTGCAAAATTCACATGTGCGTTGATGTTCTCAACGGTC